GTCAGCACCGATGCCGGTGGGCAGAACGGTCGAGTCCAGCTTGCCAGAGGCGTCCAACTTCACGATCTTGTTGGCAGCGCTGGTAACGGTCGCGCCCAGGGCGGTGTCATCCACAAGACCAGAGGCGTTGAGCTTCACAACCTTCGCGGCAGAACCAGCGCCAGCAGAAGTGATGGTGGCATTCAGGGCAGTGTCATCCACCAGACCCGAAGCATTGAGCTTCACGACCTTTGCGGCAGAACCGGCGCCAGTGGACGTTGCTGTGGCGTTGAGCACCGTGTCGTCAAGGATGCCGGAAGCATTCAGCTTCGGGATCTTGTTGGCAGAAGCTGTGACTGTGGCGTTGAGCACCGTGTCGTCCAGGATGCCGGAAGCATTCAGCTACACGATCTTGCTCGCCGAGGCGGTCACGGTCGCGTTCAGAATCGTGTCGTCCAGGATGCCGGAAGCATTCAGTGCCGGGATCTTGTTGGCGTCTGCTGCGCCAGCGGAGGTGGTCAGAGCTGCTTCTTCAGTCAGCTGACCGGCGTTGTTCTTGATGAACTTTTTGGTAGAGGCGGTTCCCATTGTCGGTTTCCTTCAGGTTATGCGAGAAATACTGGCTCGGTCGTCTTGAGATACACCCGCGTCGGAGTCATCGCGAACCCAACAACAAGTGAGAAAGCATCGCCTGCCGCTTTGCTTGGCTCAGTCTGCGTGAGAACGCCGTTATCACCAAGCCAAACTGGAAGATTCACGTTCCAGCTCCACGTTGGTTCAACGATATCCCCAAGCAACCTAATGCTCAATTCGCCACCAATCGAGGCGGCATTGAGCGTCATACCCACCACGCGCCGTGCGTGGAGTGCGTTTTTGGAAGTTGCATACGCCACAACCCCAGCACTATCAAACATAACCATTCTGTGTCCACTAAATGGAGCACCAACGATTACCTTGACAATGCTCGGGTCGGCACCGTCAACGCCAGGGATACCTTGCGGACCCTGGACGCTTTCAGAAACAAGCGTGAGTGTTTCTTCTGTGAGGGAGATTGTCGCTTCGTCGGAAACGTCGACAGTAAAGCCGACCTGTTCTTCAACAAGGACGAATTCATTTGTGACGATTTCGACAACATCACTCATGCTGTCTGTCCAACGGAGAGAGTGACCTTGCCTTGCAGCAGGCGCGATTCAGTAGCGTCTGGAGCGATAAGCTTGAGGTCATACAGCGCCGTGGTGAACGTCATCACTGACGTTTCGGCAACAGGAATTGTGATGTCAATTGTTCCAGCTGATCCGCCCAGAACAATCTTGCCGTTCTGGGTGGATAGGTCAGAAATCAGAACGCCCGCAGAATCGCGAATTTGCAGGCGAGCGCCAAAGCCAGTCAGATTGATTGGCTTTTTCAACTTGTCGCGATACGTAAGGCGCTTTTTGAAAGTTGCCTTTTGTTCCACGACGAGGTTTTTGACCGCCGCCGTCACGATTATTAGGCCGTGGCAGGCTCACCTTGCTTGATCAGGCGCGCGGCGAGATTGGCAAGAAAAGCGAGAGCAACCACACCACCGGCACCACTCAGGCCAACAGCACTGATGGCAGCGGTTTGAGTGGCTGCAGGCAGGGCAACCCACACGCCGGCCAGAATGGCGCCGAGCGAAGAGATGCGGACGGAAAACAGCTTGTGAGCCGTCGAAACATTGTCAATCAGAGCCATGGCGCGTCCTTTGCGTAGTTAGGCATGTGGCGCCACTATACACAAAAGAACACTATTTGTCCATCACTACTGACTTATTCTTTTGAGATTCTTTCTCCCTCGTCGGACTCAATGTTCATGTCGCAGTGATTCTTCTGAAGCTTGTCCAGAAGAGCGCACAAGATACATCCCCAACGATGCCCTTTGGCTTTTGCCTTGCCGGCTCTGGAACTGATTGTCTCATCTGGGTCGCCACCGAGCAACGTGTTGAAGAACTGATCTACCGCGACCAGCATGTTCCAAAACCATTGCTTGAAACTCATTCCGACCCCCATGTAATAGATTTGACTTCCTCAGTTGTTGTCGCCGCATCAATTTGAGCCCTGAGCAATCTAGCTTGCCCATAAATAAGCGAAGACCGATGAGCGAGCGCCAACCCAACCGCAATGATCTGCGGCCCGCTCAATGTCACAACCGAGTTGTTCTCAAGCGTCCAATCAATTTCAAAAGCTGAGCCAGAGATGGTTGCAATCTGAACAGCTCCAGCGATTTTTGTTTGGCTATCCTGGTCTGCGTCGTATGTATTGCCGTCAACAGTGATTGGCGCAGCGATTGCCGCCGTGCGTGCAGCTTTGATAGCTTCCCACTGATCAGCGCGGGCCTGCTCCATGTTGCGCTTGTCGATCCAAGACATGGCGCTATTACTCCATGAGGCTCTATAGGGCGGACGCTGAGCCTTCAGCGCCGCTTGCTCCTCGAAGTATTCGATAAACTGGCCGTCAACAATGTAACCAGCACGATAGTCATACTCTCCAAGGATGGGCGAACATCCGTCTGGCACATTTAGGTGAAGATGGTCGTCGTCCGACATCACCACTCCAGATATATCACCCGTGGCGAGGTTGTAGATCGTGTAAATCATCTCATTGCTCCAAAAACTACCATTTTCTGGTAATACAGCTGCATGCTATCCGAACCAGCCCAATAAACAGCCACAGTTACAGTGCCTGCTGGGACGCCATCTGCAAACGCGGTCACGTTAGGGCTATCCTGCATAGTCCCACCACCACGGGTATATCCAGACTCCACGCCATTGATTTTCACGGCACATCTGAACGTAGAACCCGCTGTAGTGCCCTGTTCTCCATGCCAGAAAACAATTACACGACCCGGTTGAGTAAGGGTAAAGGTGTATACAAGGCATGAGGATACTCCGTCAGTAGTGCTCCCGTTCGTCCCCCAGTAGACGTTGGTGTTTGTAGTGACGCGAGGGACGGTAACGGCATCACCCGACAGGTTCAACGTATTGATGACATTCGCTTGAGAGATCGTCAACACGCCATTTGTCATACCCCAAGATGGGGCAGCAATATCCCCATTGTTGTAGACCTGGAAGAACCGACCGTTGTTCGCGTTGCCGAGCAACAAGCCTTCTGGCCCCAGGTAGAACCCAGGAGTCGAGTTTGCAGCAGGCCACGACCAAGCGGTAAACGCGCCACCCATGATCGAGCCACGCAGCTTGACACTCTGAAACTCAGCAGTGCCAGTGTCGCGGCGAATTTGCCAACCGCTTTGACCAGCGATGTAGTTATCCGACTGGATGACGCCAGAGAACTGAGCGCTGCCAATTGCGGCGTTGGCAATGTAGGTGCTGACGTTGTTGGCGGTAATAGGCTTCGACGCGGTTACGGTCGTTCTGTCCTCATACCCGCAAGGGTTGTATGGCCCTGGCTCAGTCGCTGTGGCCCCAACCTCTTCAAACTGAGGGCGGCACAAAAATGCGTAGGAGTTGGTGTTGCCGTTGTAAGTGTCGTGCTTCCGAATTACGACGCGAACATAGACAGCGCCAGCTTCGTAAATCTGCTTTACTGTATAGATTCGCTTGTAGTCTGGCAGATAGCTGGCGCCAGCCTTTTCGGCGGCATTTTCATTTTTGCCACCAATGTAGAAGTGCCCGATGATGTTATTGTTAACATCATAGACATACGCAAACACGGCAACCGTGCATCTGTGTGCGCCAGAATATGCGGACACCGCATACGTTTTGCCAACCGCGATAGTGATCGGGTCGGAGATAACTTCCCAAAACGTGCCGTTGGTGTAGCCTGCAGCTTGCTCGATAAAGATGGTGTCGTTACCTGGCACTCCAGCTGGCAAGAGTCTCCAACCAGAGAAGTTCAGACCAATGTTGATGCCAAGAATGTTCCCGCCATTGTTGGCCCAACCAACCCACAGCCCCTTACTCCAATCGCTGTTGTAAAGCAAGTTCGTCCCAAGAGCCAAAGCGGTATTGCGCGCGGTAATGGGGATGTTCGCGTCGGCCAGCGCTGTGCCCGCAGCCAGAATAATATTTCCGCCCGCGTCTTTGATGCTCAAACCACGGGAGTCAATCTTGTCGGCGGTAATCGTATTTGCCGACACCTTGTCGCCCGTAACTGCGTTCGCTACAAGTTTGTCAGTTGTGACTGATCCAGCTGCCAAAAGAGAGGCGCTGATTTGGTTCGCGGCAATCTTGTCACCAGTGATTGTTGCGGCCGCCAAACTCGCAGCAGTAATGGAGCCGTCAACGATCAGAGAGCCAGTGTTTTTGCGTCTAACCTGAATGTTTGTTGCGTGGTGGCCGATCCCGTTAGTTGCGAAGTTGTCTGCGCCTGGGGTAGCGTCAATCTGAACCCAGATTTTTCCAAAGCCGGCGTTAGCGGGAACAGAGAGTGCTCCATTGATTCTTGCATATCCGTTGGTTCCCGCTGGCCTTGTTGCGCCCGCAGTCCAGCCGACAATCGTTGCGCCAGTTTTGTCCCAAAAGCACATACCAATTGTGAAGCTCTTCGAAGACACGCCACCGCCCATCGGCGTTGTATCCATCTGAACCCAAAATTGATCCCCCGCGCTGACTGGAAACTGTGGGCCAAAGAAGTTGTCGCGACCCTGGAAGGTGAAGCATGACTGGTTGTTGACAGCCGGGTATGCGTCCCAATACGTGAACCCACTTGGGGAAAACAAAATCGTCTGATTCGTTTGCCACCCATCCAGAGACAAGCCAATGCCGTTCGTGCAGAGGTTTTCCCAATCACTGACCACCAGATGCTTGGAGGTGATTGCGTTGGCAGCGATTTCCGTAGCGCTGATGGCTCCAGCAGCAACCTTGCCGGCAATGACGGAGTTGGCAGCGAGCTCACTTGCCGTGATCGCCCCAGCGGCGATCTGCGTGGCTGTAATGGTGTCCGCAGCGATGTTGACAGCCGTCAACGTGCCTGCTGCAACCTTGTCGCCCGTCAGCGTGCCTGCGGAGATGCGGTCGCCCGTGATCGTGCCGGCAGCGATTTCGGTCGCCGTGACAGCTCCCGCAGCAAGCTTCGCCGTGGTGATGGCGTTTGCTGCGATCTTGGCGGACGTGATTGCGAGCGCGCCGATTTCGGTCGCCGTGACAGCTCCCGCAGCAAGCTTCGCCGTGGTGATGGAGCCAGCGGCAAGCTCTGTCGCGGTGACAGCACCAGCGGCCAGCTTTGCTGTAGTGATGGCGTTGGCGGCAATTTCGTTGGCCGTAACGGCGCCAGCGGCAAGCTTTGGCGTGCTGATGGCCCCATCCGTGATCTGCGTCGACGTAATTGAGCCAGTAATCTTGGCGGCGCTAATCTGCGCAACCTGGGCGTCCGTGAGCTGTCCCGTGATCTTGCTTGCCGCCAAGCCAGCAAGCTGAATATCCTGAATCGTTCCTGGTGGAATTACGTCACTGATGACTGATGGTGAATCCAAAACGGAAGTCGCCACGCCATTTGCGTTCAAGAACACGATCGCACCGCCAACAGGGATCGTCGGAAAAGTCGCACTCGTTTTCAGAGTTGTGGGCGCGGTCAAATCCCACCACACATACTTGAGCGAGGTATTTCCATTCGCAACGGGATACGTGACCCCGTTGTAAATGATTGACGCGTTAGCCCAAGCGATGTAGCCAGCGGAAGGTGAATTACTTGTCAGCGTGTATGCCATATCCTATATGGTATGTCACTACTGACTTATTGGCAAGAATTAAATAATCATGTGCTTCTTTGTCGTGATCTGCGCCGGAGTGAAGTTACCTACAACGTCAGCAACATCAGTTGCCGAAGTCCAAGCTCCAGAAACAAGCTTATAGATTTTCCCATTGAAGAGAACGACCTTTGGACCAGTATATCCAGTCACCGAAGGAAGCGACGAAACGATACCAACTGGCTCGATCCCTGTCGCAAACTTCGAGATATCCAAAACGCCGCCCGCAATCATTGCCGCGTTGATTTCTCCAGGAGTGATACCGCCCGACACGCTGATTGGAACGCACGCGACAGCTACGGAAGGGGTCATTCCATCTTTGCCGAACGTGTCGTAGCCAGCGATCTTCATGTAGTAGGTTTGGCCGCCAACCAAGCGAGACTTATTCTGAAGCATCAGAATCGTGACGTTGGTGTCCTTACCGTCATACACAAGGTTTGTTGCGGACGGAGTGAATCCAGCCGTGGTGTCAAGCCAAATTTGAACACCCGCAAAGTCGGTATCCGTTGGCTTGGCGGTGTAGACCACATTCACCGACAAGAAGCCAGCCGAAACGTCGACACTTTGCAGCGCGGTGACTTGCGGATTAGACGCCGTGACGGTTGCCCAATTCACGGATGTCAATCCCTGATAGGACCGAGCCTTTACTTTGATGTCGATGCTGCGCCACGGACCACCGTCAGCGATAGCTGCTTCGGCGGTGTATTCGTAGGTGATGTCGGTCACATACTCACGGCGGCGCATGGTTCCACCAGCCCACACTTCGACCATATAGTCTTTAGCGAACGTGACGGCAGTCCAGTTTGCTTTGCAGGTCTGACCAACCCACGCACCAGCCATCGTCAAGCCAGTAACGTCCGCAGGCGTTGCTGAATCGGCGACAACCGCTTTCGTTACCGTGATGGGTTGCGAAGAGACGCCAATAAAGTTGTTCGCGACAACGCTTACCTCATACGTGCCAGACGTTACCGCGTCAATCCTGAAGTTGTTGTATGTGGTCGTGTAGCTCGTGTAGTTGCTTGGCTGCGGCAGGGTCTTGCGCCATGTCACCGTATAGCTCTTCTCCCGACCTTCCCAGGCGGCATCTAGGCTCAAGCCATAGACGCCTGGAGCGTAGGTAAAGACAGACTCTGTGAGCGTCAAATTGGTAGGCATGTTGACCGCATTGGGGTCAAGAACCGTCACCTGGCGCGGCTCCAGGGTCAGGCCCTGCTCGATAACAGCATACTTCCCTGGATTGTGCTCAATGGCGCTGACAACGAACTCGGTGGGTTTGTCTCCCTGGCCGATGGACATGATTCGAGCAAGCATCGGCTTCAAGTCCGGTTCCGTCACGATGAACATCGAGTTCGGAAGCGGAAGGTTCGAAGAGATTGGCGTCGAGAAATTGAGCGTTGTGTAGGTGCCGGCTCCATTCGTCAGCGTTCTGTCCACGAACGTGCCGTCAGCCAGACGCAAAGAAACCAGCGCCCCAGACTTTGCGAGCGTCAGTGGGGCGTCGAGAATGATGGACGTTGTTGTTGAAGACTGGATACGACCCGACAAGCGCTTGCCTGCTCGGTATTGGTCATGGATCTTCACAACGTCGCCAGGAAGGCACAGGGCTGCATCAATGCCAACATTGAATATCACCATGTCCGACTCATACTGCTCCGTGAAGAGCGACCATCGACCAACACGAACAGCTTGAGCCCTGCTTGTGCATCCGAACGCCATCAACTCAAGCTTTCGGATGCCAAACTTAGCAACCATCGTCGCATCTTCAACGTATTCGGTTTTCTGCTTGTAGTCTTCGCTCGGGTCATTCCAAGTCACTAGAACAACGGAATGACGGTCTTTTCTTCCGCTCCCAATATACGAAAACACTCCATTGACAGCATTCGCTTGTGAGAAGATCATCCCGGAGTCATATGGGGCATCTTGCATGAAGCCAACAGACGACCCGTTCCAAAACGCCATGCCACGAAAGACAGCGCAAATGTCGGAAATGAGCCTGTAAGCTTCAGCAGACTGACTTACGACAGCATTGATGGTGAAGCGCGGCTCCATTCCGCCAAGGCCATCCGAAACCAGCACATCGCAATACTTTCCAATTTCATACAGCTTCGCCTTGTCGACCTGACCAGCGGAGATGTATTGGCCGAGGCCGTATCTCGTATTAACAAGAAGGTCAAACAAAATCCAGGCTGGGTTATTGGAGACGGCAACTTTAAAGGTTCCATCCCAGTTTCCCGCATAGGTTCTAGCAACCGGATCGTAATTCGATGGGACGTTGATATACAGGCCGTCCACAAGATAGCCACGAGATGGAACGCCAGAGAAATACGAAGAGTCAACCGTCATCCCAACAAGAGCGGAGTTCGGATACGACAGCTTCAGGTCCGTGATTTCAGTCCACGAGTCAACCCAGGACTCATCGCTGATGAGCGTGCTTGCAGAATCCGCAGAAACTCTCTCGACGCGAATGATCCAGTTTGTAGCAGTCTTGGGAAGCTCAATAATGTGGCTGCGCTGGTATTTTGAGCGCGACTTTCCATTTACCGTATATGCGGCGGCTTGAACGAACGCGGCACTACCCACCTTTATCATGAAGCGGTAGGAGACGCTCGTCCCGTTGATGTTTCCATCGGAGCTCTGAACCATCAGGGCCGGAAAGTTCAGAACCACACGAACGCGGTCGACGTTCGCGTTATTGATGGTGATGGAGTATGGCGTCGTTGTTTTAACACGAACGCCAGCACCAAATGGGGTTTCGACGGACGAAAATGCCGTCATGTAGCTTTGATCCTGCGTCCCGTTTCTCGACTCCCAGCTCACGCCCGCTTGGTCGAAGTTCCATGTATTGTCGCTGTTTTGAAGGACGGTTCCATCAAGGTATATTGACTTGGCCCCATTAACCAGTCCACCAATTTTCCCCTCACCGAGAAGGTCGAGGATGGAAACCATTGACTTGGACTGCAGCGTGTCTGGAGATTCAGAGCCACCGCCACTATCGCCACCACCACCAGCGCCGGCAATGGACTTGAACTTGTAATCAATCATGGTTGGCTCCGAGCTGCCCACGCAATCAGACCCGTCCCGAGGTCGGGAGTCGGAATTATTGTTTCTTCAACAGTGAGGCGCGCAGAAATCAATTGCGAACCCACCAACACGCGCCCATAGATCAGCGGAACTGGAATACCTTGCTCCGTGTTGTTCACAACTCCATTGAAGTAATGAGAGCCAGTGCTACCATCTTCTTTGTCCTTCTTTTTAGGCGAAAGCATTTGCGCGATACCGCCCGCTATCAGCGACACGCCGGCTGGCACTGTATAAGATGCCGTCCATGGTAAGCAGTAAGCAACAATCAAAAGAACAATGCCGACCACAACCTTCATTGTTCCTGACGCGCCCTCGATAACTGGAGTGAAGCGAATTTCTTTTAGGCTTCTGTCTGCCTTATACGTATCGCTGTCCAGGTCTTCTTTTTTGCCATCGTGATACGTGCAGGTCACGCGGTAGCTGGCGTATTTTTTCAAGTTGGATCGAATCCAATTGAACACACCTGGCTTATTCGCGTTGACCATTGCGAGAGCTTCTTTTGGCGAATTGACGGCAAGTTCCCACTTGCGGCCAAACGCCTTACCCATCGGGCCATCAAGAATTACAGTGGTCAGCATTTCGTTTTGTGTCTCAGGTGAACTACAGCGTGCTTCTTCCAATACCCGCCAAATATCTCTCGTCGTGAAAGTCTTCCAGTGGCGTGATGCATGATCATTTCGTCACCGATATAGACAGCGATATGATTTGGAAACTCACCTTCGGTCTGAATCAGAAACAGGTCGCCATACTGAGGTTCTCGATCGACCAAGCGCGCGAAACCTTCAGCGCTCCAGTTGTTACCAAAGAAATCGTGCCCCTTTTTCCAGAACTCTTCGATACGCGGATAGTCTCCAAGCTCAATCGAGAACTCGCGACGGTAGAAGTCGCGCGCCAGTGACCAGCAGTCCTGCACCCCGAAGACATACTGCCGCTCCAGATACGGCATCTCGTGCCCCCCAGGGGTGACGACAACGGGCTCGGAAAACCTGAAGCTCTCACCATCCTTGTAGATTGAGAGAATGTGCCAGGGCATTTCCGTGTTTTCGCACCCGGTAACGTCTGCATCGCTTGGCGTTGGAGCAACGTCGACATGCGTATGCCACACCCCAATCACTTCGCCCTGATCTGCGGCGGCCTGAAAGTCCCCCATATCCATCAAGAACTGAGTCTTTGGCGAGGATGAGATGTTTCGACAAGCAATGGCTTTTTCACGCTTGCCAGCCTTAACGAACACGCCGCAGGCTTCATTCGGATAGCATGCGGTCGCCTGCTCTTTTATCGTCAGCAGTGACTTATTGTCCATGGCGAGTTGCTCCAGGAAATCCACCAAATGGCAAGACTGACGTGTCGACCGTCTGGGTGCCTTGCGCTGTTGAAACTGTTGTCTTGTGTCTGATTCGGCAGGAGTTGAGACGCTTGGCGCAATCGTCTTGGCCAGCAGCGCAAGCGGTGTCGTTTCTGTCAAAGTAAAGCGTCCCGGTGTATCCGCACTCAGCGCCCTTGTAGACAAAGGCACAGGTGTTCTGAATAACTTGTCTATACGGCAGCTTGACACCCTGAAGGTCAAATGCCGAGGATAGCTCCCACTCGACAAAGAATCGAGTCTCTACCGTCTTTCTCTCTACAAACCACAGTTCGTCGGGCATGTGAGAGGTTGTGTCGGCGTTTGGATTTCCACCCGTGAAATTCACCGCATCCAGGCACGACGCAAACACACGGCGTCTAATGAGCCTGCAGCCAATCAGATCGTCATACAGCATCACCTCAGCCGACATGACGCCGCCAACGTTTGCTACGCGAACCTTTGGTCTAGGCAAAACGCCCTTCGCTGACAGCTCAAACCCCTCAGTCTCGATGGGCCAAGCCTGATACGTTGCGCCTTGCCAAACCACAGGCTGACTCAGACCATTGGTGCCTGCGTGAAAGTAGAGCGATGATGTTCCACCTGCTGGGCGAAGGTCCAGCTCGTAGAGCTCAAGGAGAGCGCTAGGTGCCAGCGATTGAATTTCGGTGGCGAGCAACATCAGTATTCGAACACTTGACGGAACGTTGCGTTGATCACCAGACCACCTGGACGGCGCTGCGTTTTGAAGGAGTCACAGACGAACGTCCCCGTTTCATTGAACGGGTTTGCCCAGGTAAATGCCTCGCTAGCGCCGCGAGCCGTGAGAAAGTCTCGAATCAATCCAGCCTCGACGGATTCGCGGTCGAACTTCACGGACCAAACCTGCTTCTTGAAATTCAACCCTCTTGGGTTACGAATCTCATATCCGTCGCCGAGTTTTGTTACCTCAACGTCAGGTTTCATATCCTCTTGCGAGTCGTAGTCTGGAAACCAAGTAAAAATGGGGCGTGTCATGGCCTCAAGTTTACCTCATCACTGACTTACTTGTAAAGGATTCCGCCAGGGCGACTTTGATTCACCATTTCCTCCTTGACGACGCCCTTGATTTTGTTCGCAAGAGCTGTCCACTCTTTCGCAGAATCGCCAGACTGAGATTGCTTGTCTCCACCGCCATCCCCATTACTCACAGAGATATTGATATTGACAATCTGATCGCCACCGCCACCGTCTTGAGAGCTTTGTTTTGCTCCGTCTACTTTCATGGTGACGGGAATCGAGCGACCGTCTGGCAACGGGACGTAAGCCTCTGGACCAGCCTCACCCCAAATAGAAACTTGAGGGCTTCGAGCGATACCGCCGTTAGCGTAGAAGTTCAGCGGCAAAGGGCCTGAGCTCGTCATAATCCCGCCGTTGGCGAATGCGGAAATCACCGCACTCGTCTCTTCGGCAGTTTTGGCGGTCATGAGCGACAGCACCCATTCTGCCATCGCGGAGATTGCTTTGGAAATTGCGTCGCCTGCAAAGTTGAGAAGACCTTCCGCTGAACTTGCAACGCCCTCGCCGAGACTTCCAAGCGACGGCATCACCGCATCAAAACCTTCCTTGAATTTCCCACCAATAATGCCGGTGATATCTGTGACGCCACCCTTCAGTTTCTCAAAGCCCTTCATCAGGTCATCGATAGGAGACTTTTTCTGAGTGCCGTCTTTTCCCTCTTCACCACCTCCAAGAACGCCCTTTGCCCAGTCCATTGCGCCGCCAGCCTTCCCCTTTACCCAGTCCATTGCGCTGTTCGCCATCGTCTTCAGGCCGCCGCCTTGAACTTTTCCATCCTTATCTTCTCGCATCGAATTAAGGACGCCACCGGCCCAGCCGCCACCCTTAACCTCCTTACCATCCCACAGGCTCTTTCCGATACCGCTGATACCAGCGCTACCAAGCAACTTTTCGGAACCCTCTCCTATAGACTTCTTCACAAGAATGCCAGAGATGTCTTTGGCAATGGAAGCAAAGAAACTCTTCCACTGTGGCTTTTGTCCAGCAAGCATCGCAGACATGTTGTCCGCAAACCCACTAACAAAACTCTTTTCGAGGTCTTGGATTTGCTTGAACGTGTCTCTCCAATCTCGCAGCATCTTTGCAGCTGGAGATTCAAGCTCCATGGCGTTCTTGTCATCTCTGGCGGTTTTATAGTCACTAAAGTTTTTCTTATGAGCGTCACGGCTTTCTTCGAGCTTTTTGTAAGCTTCAGGGTCTTCAGTCTCGGCGGCAATTTTCATGCGCTCTTCAATACCATCAATGAAGATTTGAATGCGCTTATCTTCCGTTTCCGCCTGGATTCTCAGCGTCTCCTTCTGCCGATCGTATTCCGTGGCAGTCATGGACGTGCGAAGCTCTTCCGTCTTCGTCTTGAGCGAGGACGCTTCCGCCACGTATTCAGCCATTGCGCGATTTGACAGCGCCTGCGACTTAACATTCTGATACTCGCTGTTTTCCTTGACCCCAGGCGTGCGCTTTTCCAAGCGCTCGAATTCCTGATTAAGCGCCAGCATCGAATCAGTTTGCTGGTTTGCGGATTCAGTCAGCTTCGCTTCAGCGTTGGCGACCTCCAACGAGGTTGACCCAAGTCGCTCCTTCGCAAACGACAAGGACTTGATGATATCTGCCTGTTTGAGGTATTCCTCATTCTGCTTCATCATGTCTCGCGGAGAAGCTGTCTTCCCGTTGCCGATACTTTCCTGCGCATCGATGTCAATCTGGTCGGTGCCCCACGGATTGTTCGGGTCAAAACCCTTTCCGTTCAGGGTGGTGTTTCCGTCCTTATCCTTCTTAGCGCCCTTAATGAACTTGCGCTTTCTCGGATCTTTTCCATCGTCAAACGAACCAGATGCCCATGCCTTAAAGAACATGGCCTTGGCTTGCTCTTCGTAAGAAGATTCGCCGGACATCACGGAATCAAGCTTCAGCTCCTCAATGCGACCCTTGGCTTGAGCGGCTTGGTATTGGTTCGCCCAAGCGTTTTCGTCGACGCGAGGCACCTTATCTTTTTTGCCCTTTCCGCCGAACATGCCATCCACATCCATTGGATTGATTTTCGGCTCAGGCGGACCTTTTCCCCAGGAAGACTTTTCTTCGTTTGTGACATTCTTGTTTGTGAGACTGCGCGGATCAGTCTCAGTCGTCATGCGCTGATCTTCTTTTCGCGCAACAATTCGCGTCATCTTGTCAAATTGCGCAAGGGCGTTGCGCTCTTGTCCAAGCCCAGCTTTTTCCGCAGCGTTTTCTTCAGCACTTGTCATGCCGATAGACTTCTTAAAGTCGGCCCACTTTTCCTGAATGCCGATCCAGCGGCTCTTCAGTCCCACCTCCATATCCAGGAAGGTGTTCTGCATCTTTTCGTTGAGCGTTGTTCCGCCAATGTTGATGTCGGAAATCCAGCGACCAATCATCCAGCCAATTTGACCCGACAAGACGACCCATCCAAAACCAGGAGAAGCCAACTTTGTAAGAAAGCCGCCGAGGAAGCTGCCAAACCTTGTCGCCACGCCTGCAATACCGCCAAACAGCGATACGAACTTGGCTCCAAGCGACGTTAGAAAACCCGTGACGCTTGGAAACGCAGAGAGCAAGCGAGTGACGAAGACGCCGATGCCCTCAGACGCGATCACACCGACTCTGGCAACGACAGCTCCAAAATCAGCAAACCCAGCCGTGATTGGCGAAAGAGCGCTCGCTACAGGAGCGAGCGCTCTAGCAATAATGCCACTAATAGGCGAGAACGCTCTGGCGAGCAACCCAGACACCTTGCTTGCCGCAACACCAACTCCATCCAACGTTCCGACAGTCTGTGCAAATTGAGGAGATAGACCAGAAAACACAGAGCCGAGTGATGGAACGATGCCAATCATCCCCTTGAACATCGCAAGGGTAGTAAGGCCAGCGACAGCAATTGCGTCAAACGCAGTTACGATTGGGTTCTCTTCGGCAAATTTAGCCAACTGAGAAACCATCGGCGTCACAAAGTCGAGCATTTTCGAAAGCATCGGCAACAGCGTGTCGCCAAGCTTGATCTTCAAGTTCTCAACCGCCGCGCTGAATTTGTCCATGCTGCCGCCATAGCTGGACATGACTTTTTCATGCATCGCATCAACATTGTCGGCATTGTTGATCGATTTGGATTGCTCATGCGAGCGATCCATAATGTCTTTGTTCCCTGCTGCTGCAAGCAAGCTGACACCTGTTGTGCTCCAACCCGTGCCGATAGAGAACTTCATCATCGCATCTTTGATAGCGGCAGGATCTTGAGGATTGGCGTCCCCAAAATACTTCTTGAGATTCTCGGGCTTTGTCATGTAGGACAGAGCGGCCTTCGAAATCAACTCAAGCGCGCCAACCGGGTCCGCGTTCGCCAACTGGGCAACGTTCAAGCCACCCTCTCTCAAGTTTCTGCTGAAGTTCTTGGCCTGCTTTGGGTCAAGGTTTTTAGTGTCGATCATGTCTGCCGCGCCGGACAAACCAGATTCAGCAAACTGCTTGGCCGCGCGCTCCGTCATCAGACCGCCGTTGGCCATCTTTTGAAACATCTTCGTTGCGGTGCCAACCGTAGACACGCCAGCACCAGCAGAGCCCTGTCCGTGACCTCCAGACACCTTTGCGGCATCCATGAACGAGACGAGCTTGGCGATACCTTCGTCACTCAACTTGTCGGCGCCAGGACCGTCTCGGCGCAGAAGAGTTTCAAGGTCGGCAATGTCGATCTTCTTGCCCGTAGCGGTGTAGATTTTCTGAACAAGGTCAATCGAGCGACTTGCTGCGTCGATGTCTTTCGTTTGACCGCGCGCCTCGATAACGCCGAACATGTTGCGAACCATGTTTTCCATGCCGGCTTGAGACTTGTCCCCGGTCATGTATTGGATGTTGTGCGCAGCCTTCATGATCTTGGGCAACAGTGCGTCAAGAACCTCGACGTTGTTGTGCGCCAAACCACCAATACCAGCCATACGGGCCTTGATAACATCAAGGCCACTGGCGAACTGCAACATCTTAGAATCGTCCCAAGACTTCTTAGTGATGTAGTCCGTTTCTTCCTTCGACAAACCCATCGACTTAACCGTGGTGTCCTCACGCTGATACTTGTCAGCGGAATCTACGGACGAAGCGATGCCGTGGCCCACTTTGCTGGCGGCCCACATTGCCCCGATACCCTTCCACATGTCGATCGTCTGCTTGGCGATGCGCTGCTCTTCTTGAGCTGCAGCCTTGGCGACGGCCGCACGCTCCCTTTCAGCACGGATAGCTGTAGCCGCAACCTCTTTCGCAAGACGCTCACGCTCGCGCGCGGAATGACGCTCTGCGGCGTCTTGTTCATCGAGAAGCGTCTTCCACCACTTCGTATACTCTTTGCCGTTTTTGTTGGACTCAGACTCTGTGGCTTTCGCAACCTTTCGGTCTTGCTTGTTCTGCTTCTCTTGGCTCTTACGAAGCATCTCTTCGTATTCCCAGAGGACTTTAGCGTTTCGCTTTTTCTGAGCGAGAATGGCTTCCTCAGCCTTAGCCTTGGCCGCAGCTTCGGCGTCAACAATCTTCTTCGCTTCAAGTTCGCGAGCGGCATTAAGGGCTTTGTTGGATTCTTCCAACTTCAGGGCGCGTCTGACCGCGAGTTGCTCTTCCAGCACCCGCAGTTCCGTCTCTGCTGTTTTTACGCCTTTTGAGAGCTCTTCATTCTTCCAGTGAAGCTCTTTTACGATGGCTTCAATGCCGCCGATGATCTCTTTGGTCTTGATCGACTGTGCGGCGTATTCGGCAGCCTCAGCTTTCGCTGGAGCGCCCTTTGCTGCGTTTTTGCCGAAGTATCTTTTGCCCTCTTTTGTGGCGTCATTCTCGCTCAACAGGAGCGCGCGATTGATATTTTCAAGCTCATGGAGAGCCTTCTTGCGCTCGGCAATTTGGGCGTCATTGAGCGCCTTTTCCTTGTTGAGCGCCTCAATACGTGCGCTCAACGTCTTTCGCTGAGATTCTTCAGTGGCTTTGCCAGTTTGAGCTGCGGACAACGCGAGCTCTTTGTTGCCCTTGACGAGCGAGGCAATAAGTGGGTTTACGGCTTGAGCCGACTCGCCATACCGGCGCAGGGTGTCTGCGACAGACAGGAAAGATGACCCAGCCTTCTTAACACCAGCGGCCAGATCATCAACGTCCTTCTTCGCTTTTCGCGTCTTTTCACCAACCGAGCCAATACCTTTGGCAAGATTACCTTCAAGACGCGAAACGAGCTTTCCGACTGTTTCATCAAGGAGTTTGAACTTACTTGAGGCGCCCGCAAGATCGCCCCCAAGAGCACCAACTTTCGCTTCAAAAGCTTCTGCGGCTTTGGTGGCAGATTGGAGGTGCTTATCAAGCGACTCCAAGCCAGCTTCGGCTCGATCAAGTGAGGATGTGAACTTCGTCGCATCCAGAGTGAGGGTATTCTTGATTTCGCCAGCGCTGCTCATTTCAGTTCTATCCTATGTTTCTCAACTCTGCAATTGCCACTTCATCACGCACGGCTGTTGCGACAGGATCGAACTTGAATTTGACGACAGTGCCTGTTTCAATCTCCAGACGCTCTCTGTATTGACGCACACCGTCAGATGACTGACTGACTGCCGCAACATTCAAAGAGCGCCCATCGTTTTGCGCCGTGATTCGGTCGATGTTGAAGTTCATCAACCAAAAAACCCTGATAGGAAGCTTCAGCAACTCATCATGGGTTATCGAGTAGAAGTGCATAACTCGGCAAAAGAGGAACCCGAAGTCGAGTTCCTCAATGCCGGGCTGTCTTACTTTTTTTCGCCGGCACCCTCTTCCGACGATTCAACACCGTCAACCTCGTCACCACGAACGTAAGCCACAACAGCTTGCAGCTGCTCCAGGGTCAGCGAGCGCAGGGTTTCGGTCGAGATGGTTGGCACGGCGCGGCAAACCATTTCGATGGTTGCTTCGACTTGCTTCGCCAGGGAGGTTTCGCCGGTCAGACGTTCTGCGGCGACGGTCGATTCGATGAAATTGGCAACATCCATGCCGCGAACGTCATGCGTTTCGCCAAAGATGACCAGTTGACGCTTCGCTTCGGCGAGCTTGTCGATGTTCAAAATCTTCATGTGTTTCTCCTGAGAAAAGACAGCCCCGCCGAAGCGGGACTTGGTTTGCGGACCTAAGTAGGTCAGTTGTGACTTATGCGCCGAAGCGGAAAAGTTTGCGGGTCACGGGGTCCGGGTAGCCGTTGAATTCCACGTCATAGACGCGCTCTTCTTCCAGCTTGTAGGCGAACTTCAGTGCGCCAGCGGTTGCGGCCAGCGGAATCACGAAGTCATCCGACAGGTCGCCAGCAGCCTTGTCGATCGGATGCAGGCGCAGCTCCTTGGCGAGCGACAGCAGGTTCACGCCGAGAGCGTCGGTCACGTCCACGCGGCGAGTGCCGGCGTCGGCGCCACCAGTCAGAGTCGCGCCCGAACAGGTGATGTTCACGCCGGTGTCAACCAGGGTGAAGGTGTTGCCAGCGGCAGCCATCTTGCCAGCGGTGCCGTAGACGCCAAGGTTGCCGTATTTCACCGTAACTACGCCACCAGTCACGCTGTATTGAGCAACGGACACCAGCGGGTCGGTCGAGGCGTTCAGAGCTGCGGCCAGATTGGTTGCGGAAGCGCCGAAGGACGCGCCAGGAG